TTCCGAAGCGCAGTGGCCTGGTCGATGATGCTCTGATATCCGGCAGCCCGGTAGGATGCCGAGGAGCTGCCGTACTGCTTGAGGAAATCTACAGCGGATTTCAGCTCGGTTGTGACCGCGTCTTCTGCCGGGGCTATGATGTTGGCCTGAACCGCATCGACGGACAGCTGCTTGGCCAGCTCCTCTGCTCTGCGATCCAGCTCTTCCTGGATCTCCCGGATCCAGTTGTCATACGTTGTATCTGCAAGGCCCCTGCGGAGATTGCTGGAGCCCTTGTCTCTCTCGTACTGAGCCTGAGCGGCCATGAGGACATCGTCCTCGATGCCCTCAAAGCCCTCGCCCTTGTTCAGGCGGTCCGTCACGACCTTGACATCCTGCTCGGTCTTGACTGCTGAGCGGGCCTTGCTGACCCACTCGGAGATCTTCATGAGGCCCTTGTAGACAAGATCCAAAGCCGGAGAGATGACATCCAGGAGAGCGCCGCCGAGATTCTTGCGGATATCGCTCAGCGCGTCCTTGATGTTATCCAGCTTGCCGGAGGGCGTATCGTTAATCGCCTGGGCTACTCCGCCGTAACGGTCCTCTATTTTTTCGAGAATCAGCGCCTGGGCCTCGTAGTTCTTGTTGGCCTCGAGGAGCTGCTGAATCTGTTGCTTTTCTGCTTCTGTGAAATTGACGCCGATTGCCTTGAGCCTGGACAGCGCGGCCTCCGGATCCTGAACGGCCCTTGCGAGGGTCTGTGCAGCGCTGGTTACGTCCTCGCCCAGGGCGGCTGCGAGATCCATCGAAGCCTGGAGGGCGCGATCGAATCCCTCGTCCGTGAGAGATTGCGTGGCAGCCAGAAGCAATCCGGCTTCCTTGATGGATTCCGCCGAGAAGTATGTCTGCTTCTCAAGCGCATCCGCGTAATCATTCATTTCATCGGCGGATTTGCCGGTAGTGGATCCGACGTTGGCCCATACTGCATTGAGCCGGTTGGAAACCTTCTCGGCTTCCGCGTATTCGTTGATCAGCTGCTTCGAGACGTCTATCAGCTTCTTTGTAGCTGCGACAACCGCGGTGATCGGTCCTGCGGTTTTCAGAAAAGAAAGCGCAGCCGAAGAAGCCGAGCCTGACATCCCCTTGAGGCCGTTGGCAGCCCCCGAGGATGCCGACTGCGATTTCTTGGCTTCTTCGTTAAGCCGGGAGACCTCCTTCTCAAGATCGGCTATCCTTTTCTGTGCATCCGCGGTGGATGCGGTGAATTTCATGTTGATGCTGCTCTCGGCCATTGTTGTCTCCCTACATCAGCCTCGGGTGATATATCTCGTCCACGCGCACGAGAGCTTCTATCATCTCCACGTACGGCGCCGGATGAATCCCCCAGGGGCCGAGAGGCCATCCGAGACGCTGGAACCGCCGGAAGGCGACCAGGTCGGACATGACCTCTTGATTGTTCAGGATCTTCGGAATGTCCCAGACATTCACCCAATCCTTGGTTTTTAGTTCGACCTCCCTGTCGGCATCCCCGGAGGGCTCGTACTCGAGCGTGTATCCTTCGTTGATCAATGCCAGCAGGGTGGTCATTATTTTTTTTGCGTCGCGTCAATCCTTATGGTGCCCACGATGTCGAATGCTACGACATGGACCAGGGAGAAGGTGCCCGGAAGATCCACGACCTCAGCCGCGTCTATTCCGTTCTCCCAGCCCTCGACATCAGGGCTCTTGATCTCTACGACATACTGCTTGAATACCTCTGAATCTTTCGGCAGATTCTTCGGATCAAGGATCTCTTCTGCTTCGACCGCCGTCGGGATCCTGAACCTGACGTCAACAAGAGCCTCCGCGAAAGAATACTGTCTTTTTTCTTCCCTCTTGAGTGATATCATGGTCCCCTCCTTATGCGGCTGCGAGAGCTCCGCTGCCCTGGAAGTTGAAGCTGATTGTGATCTTATCGCTGTGTGCGGCGCCGATGGACGCATTGCTGATCCATGCGGTTCCGGTGAGCGTCAGACCTGCCGACACCTTGAGCTTCAGCGTGACGCTTGTCGAAGCATTGGCGCTGATCAGGTTGTCGACAATACTCTTCTGGGATGCATCGCCGTAGTCAAACGTTCCGGAGAAAGATCCGCTCCAGCCCTTGGCTGTTCCGATATACTCCCTCCACTGGTCTCCGAGCTGAGATGTCTCAGCTGTTCCGGCCTCAATGCTGAGGCTGAAATTGTCGATGTAGGCGATCTTTACCGATGAGAGCAAGACCTCGCCGTCCTTTCCTGCAAGTACTGCCATACGTGGCCTCCTTAATTGATGTATGTGACCGCCTTCGTGGCCACGTCAGAATTTTCATAACCGCTAAGAACGGCTATTGCCTTGATTGTGAGATCCTCGGTGATCTCGAGCGCTTCCTCATACTCCGCGCTCGATGTCGTCGGAGTAGATCCGTCGACCGTGTAGTAGATCGCAGCTCCGGATCCGGCGAGCATGGTCACCGTATTGCCGACCTGCCTGATCACCGGCGGGGCCATTTTCTTGCCCAGGCCGGCTGTGCCCTGGAAGTTGAACGACACGGAGATCTTGTCCCCGTGAGATCCGCCGACCGTGGCATTGGAAATCTGCGCCGTACCTGTGAGCACGAGGCCCATGCTGGTCTTGAGCTCGAGATCCACGTCTCCGCCGTTGCCGATCAGGTCGTCCACGATGGCCTTCTGGCCGTTGGTGTCACCGTAATCGAAGGTGCCGGAGAACGAACCGGACCAGCCCTTCCCGGTGCCGATGTATTCACGCCACTGATCCTCGAGCTGGCTCGTCTCGGCGGTTCCCTGCTCGATACTCAGGCTGAAGTTGTCAATGTATCCGATCTTGTTGGATCCGCGACGGACGTATCCGTCCTTGCCTGCCAATACACTCATATCGCCTCCTTAGTCCGCCAGGTACTGCTTCTTGTTCTCCGGGGTGTTTTCCGTGAGCTTGCCGCCGCAGTACGGACACTTGGTATTCTTTGTCAGGAACAGCACTCCACACTTCATGCAGCGCATGGCCCTGGTCTTCGGTTCTTTCTTAGCTGCCATATACAAATCCTCCCACATCCACCTCGCAGGTGAACCTCGCACCGGCGGTATATACGTCTCCGGTCACTCCGGGCCGGATCTGGATTCCGTCAAGGACCTGAAGGCAGCTGCCGCCCAGCGTCCAATCCGACCGGATCGCATCTTCCAGGATGTCCTGCCATTTGCGTCCTGTGGCCTCCAGCGTTGCCGGATCCCCTCCGGTAATACCGACATATACCAGGACATCAAAACGCGCTGTGAAGGCGCCTGTAATCGTCCTGCCGTCTATGATGATCAGGCATCCCGGGTAATGGGTCAGACCGGAGACAACCCCGGAGTATCCGTCTTGCCACAGGATGACATCGTCGATTCCTTCTTCCGTTGTCCTGGCGGTAAAGAATCCGCGCAGGTATTCCTGGAGCTTAGCAATGAAAATGCTTTCCCGGTTTCTCATGTTATCGCTCCTCCGTTGTTCAGAGCCCATTCAAAGCCCTGGTCTATATTCCGCTGCACATCACGCTGGATCCTATCTCCGGCAGTGAATGCCCGGAATGCCGGGCGCATGAATTCGTGCCCGAATTGTCTGTACGCCGGCTTGGCCCATCTGCCGTGAAAATTCAGGTTTCCCTTGATTCCCACGCCGGGACGGACCGAATAATAGATATCGTCCGTCTTGAGCTTTCGGCGCTTGTTTGCCGGCACAAACGGCATGATGCTGTCATGCGTTTCTCCGGTGATGATATTGATCGCCTGACCGGACGCCCAATAACCGCGCACGTACTCGGCAAACTCATTGGCGTCATGGTTCAGGACGTAGTTAATCCACTTCGGAAGATACTCCTCCGAGACACCGATCCGCTTGGCGAGCGCCGTGAGGCGGGCGATCGTAGACAGATCAACAGCAACAAGCTCGCTCACAGCATCAGCCCCCGCTTAAACTTATTCAGCGCGGTCTTGACGGCATCCGGAAGCATCTTCTGATCCAGCTGCTCCGTACCGCCTTCCGTAGTCCTGGAGATTACGCCGACCTGCTTGCTGCTCTCCAGCTTGGACATCTGCTGGACGGTCATGACGACCGCCTGCATGAACAGCTCGCTGGAGCTGATATCAAAGCCGCAGGCGTAGGTAATTTTTACGTTATCTACGCCCTTGGCGGTACCATCGGGCACGACAATCTTCGCTGCCCTGGAATCGAGGCGCCAGGAGGCGCTATCGAGCGCCGTCCCGTTCACCTCGACCGAGGTGACTGATGACACCGGACCGTATGTTAGAGCAAAGCCGCGGACCCCGCCGTTGAAGTATTCGACGACACTGCCGGTCTCGATCCCGCACTCCTGAAGACACATATCCTCCGCTGCATCCAGCAGCGCCTGATAAAACGGATTCAGGGTTGTGGGGAAGTTAAGCTGCCCCCTGACTTTCAGCTGATCCAATGTCATAACGCTCATTTTTTATCCCTCCGTGTACTCGACTTCCTGCTCCGCAGCGTCGCTGTCCACATAGCCCTTCTTCTTTGCGTAAGCCTGGACGGTTACTGTCTCAGTGATTGCGACAGCCTCCGTGTACTTACTCCAGGAGCCGCTTGATCCGAACCTGTAATAGAGATCAGCCTCGATTTCTGCATCATTGCCTTCGATCGTGAAGCTGTTGTCTCCCGGTGTGATGGTCGGTGCGGTGAGCTTAGCCACCGTGACCTCCTGCGTCGTTACAGCGCCCTTGCTGGTTCCGACGAAGGAAGCCACCTTGAAGGTGGTGGTTCCGGCAGTATCCAGGGTGATGTTGGCCTCGGGCCATTCATCATCTGTACTTACCGGATCCTCTCCGGTGGTCGTATAACGCATCTTGGCCCCGAGGGCCTGCTCGTTATTGACCGCCGTCACCTTCTTGCCGCCCGTCACATCCGTCACTGTTACGGTCGGTGCGGCGCTCAAAAATCCGTCTTCAGGGCTGCGAATGCATCAGTGAGTGCAGGCTTGCCGTCGGCT